TTAGTATCATATAATTTATTAGCAGCCTGTGTATCTGTTGTTGGTGTTGGTACTATTGGACTAGAACTAAATGTCTTAATACCAGTAATAGTTTCATCACCATTTTTGTGAACTAAATTAGAAGGGTCGACACTAGAGGCATATTGTTGTGCTTTTGTAGCCCAATGAAACGCTGAATACTTATCTGTTTCAACAATGGTATCTACTGGATTACTAGACCATTTGTATGCCATTGTTTCTGATGTGCTTGCGTTATTAGCACTTGCAGAAGCCAAACTAGCACTTGCACTTGCCTCATTAGCCTTAGTCGTTGCAGTATTAGCACTACTACTTGCGCTTGTTGCTGAATTACTCGCTGATGTTGCACTAGCACTAGCTTCACTTGCCTTAGTTGTGGCAGTTGTTGCTGAGTTACTTGCGCTGCTTTCACTTGATGATGCTTCACTGGCTTTTGTTGTAGCTATTGTTGCTTGATTTGTTGCTGTTGTGGCACTTGTTGATGCACTTGTAGCACTAGCACTTGCTTCTGTTGCTTTGGTTGTGGCAGTCGTTGCATTCGTTTCAACACCAGTATAAATTTTATTAAACTCAGAAGATAGATAAGGAGGTATTTTATCAAGCTGGGTATTTACATGATTTTTAATTGAGTTTGCATCTGTTGATATGATTGTATTGACTGCTTCGTCTAAATTTCTGATTAAATCTGTTCCGCTTATAGTTACTGGTGAACTCCATGGATCGATTGTCAAATTGTCTGGGGTGTATGGCATATTTTATCCTTTATTAAAAAAAATCTGAACGATCAAGTGGCACATAAATTTCACCATGCCATCGTGTCATATTGTCATTAATGTAGCTGATGTATTTGTTTTGAAAGTATGATGATTTATTAAAATTCTCTGGACTATCTTCTTTTTCATAGCATCTATGAAGCACGAAGTATTTAAGTGCATCTATGATGTCGACCTCTTCGTTGATCTGTGTAGTAATGGTGTCTGGATACGCATAATAATGGACTTCTATCACTTCTTCTTGCGGTTGAGGGAAAGTAATCTGTTCTTGACTTGTGATCTTATAATTTTGAAAAGTATATACAGCATCTATTTTGATGGGGATATGTGATAAAGTGTAAACACTTTGTGCGCTAGTCACTGTTATAGATTCAACGATTCTGTTATAAAAAGTTTTTAGAGCAATATCTCTCATGCCTTCATTGATATAGTCTAAAATCTCAGTATCTTTCCATCTGTTTTTGTTAGTATCTTGAAGCGTATAACGAACAGATGTTATAAAATCAGTGACTAGCATTATATTTCCTTAAAGTTTTTCTACGAGGTAACGAGGGATGATTTTTTCTTTCATTTCGCCTGTTGGGTTTCCTCTTTGATCTACCACTGTTTCATATTTAACCATGACGGCATCTTTTAGAACTCTGATAATTTCATCTTTTAGCTCGACTTCTTCTCCGAGTCTAATCTGATAACCAGTGCCGTTGTACCCAACAAACGCCTCAAACTCTTCATTCTCTTTATCGAATGATCTTACAATAACCTTTTGACCTATTTGTGAAACGACAGCCATTTTCCTGCCTCCTTGTTTTGATTTGGTCTTAATGATTCCCTCCGAAGAGGGAACTGTAAAAGCAAATTAAGCTGTTTCGTAGCGAAGCATGAAAGCATCGTTAAGGATTTTAGCTGTACATACAGCTTTCCAGCCAACAGTTGCTCTTTGGTTAAGTGGATCATCTCCAGAGCCTAATGGTTTTACAATTGTTTCAATGTTGCGTTTACCTTTAATACCAACGACACCGTAAGCATCTTTACCAAATACAAGCGTTGAATAAACATTAGCACTTCCTGCACCAGCACCAGTGAACACTTTTGCGTTTGTTGTTTCTAGGAAACGGATATTTTTATAAGCGCCTGCTTCGTTGATGTCAACTTCGCCCTGTGATGCGTACTCTTCAACGCCTTTCCATCCTGCGATGCCTTCCAAGTCAGAAATCTTATCTGTGTGAGTAATTGCCATATAAGCTGGTCTGATTGGATAAGTATTTACTTTCGCGCTACCTTGAATAAGTTGTGTAAAGCGTTTTGCGTTTTGACCTTTAAGAGTCTTGATGATTTTGTCAAGATCCGCTTTTAAAGGAATAGACGCAACGGTTGAACGACCTGCTACGTTGTTAGCATAAACAACGTTTGTACCAGCGTTCAATACTTCACGATAGATAGTATCGATGGTTAAACCTGCTTGCTCACCCAAGATGTCAGTTGCTTCTGTGATTACTGAATCTTCAACAGTCAAAGAGACCATGTCTGAAACGGTTACAAAGTCACCATACTGTGCAACAGTGGCAGTGATGTCTGTGACGCTCAATTGACTTCCAGATGGAGTTACACCTTCTGTCAATGGAGTAGTAGCAGCCGCTAGAGAGCTGTAACGTCTAAACTTTACAGTCTTTGACTGACCTTTTGGAAGGTTTCTGTCTTGACCGAACTTATCGTGTACCAATGATGGTACTGCTCTTTCTAAAAGGTTTCTATCGTAGAAAGCTTGAATCCCAGAAGGGATTTGGGTTGTAGTTGTAGTTGCCATTTATTATCCTTGGTTTTTCAATTTATTTAGTATGCGTTGATATTCATCATCGCTGTTAAAAGCATCTTTTAAAACCTCTTCTTGTCTTGCTTGGACGGTAGATTTTTTGATGCCGACCTCTGCCATATTTGGCATTTCTCTCTCTTGTTTAATGATCTGCTTTGGTGGTGTGCTGACTTGCTTTGCAGTATTCTTTACGTCTATGTAAAGAGTTGCGAATTGGTTAGGGTTTTGCTCCACAAAAGCTCTATCTAAATTACTCATCGTTGCGAGTCGTTTTTGTAGTTGTGGCATGACGTCGTAAAATGTACCGTTTTGGACTTCGCTCACAACTCCGTAAAATAACTCAGGGCTTTGTGCCATCGCTCTAATGACAGCATCAGGCAAAACATCTTCGACTTGTTGCAGTTTGGCTAGCAGTTCCGAATTGTTCGCAATCTGTTCCATTAAAGGCTTTACTTGCGGTGATATTACAATAGCATCCGATTCATTTTGTAGTGTCACTTTAGGGTTTTCTATTGAAAGTAGATCATAAGGATCTACTCCTGCGTTTTTTGTTAGAAATGCTAGAGCTTCTTTATCTCCACTTTTGATACGTTTTAAAACTTCTAGGTCGCTTTCAGTAATTCCTGCTTGCTCCATTGCTTCAAACTGTTTCTTATATTTTGAGATGGACTGTGTTTTGAATGTATAGTCAAATCCTTGTTGTGCAAGCTTTATCGCTTCTTCTTTGGTGACCTCTATCTCTTTACCGTTCCAGTTTATAACGAACTTCTCAACTTGTGGAGCTTCTGCTTCAACTTCATCTTGCTTATCTTCTTCTACTTCCTGAGGTTGTTCTTGTTCTTCCACTGGTTCAGGAGCTGTTTCTTCTGGCTGTTCTTCAACTTCATCTTCTGCTTGTTCCTCAACCTCTTCAATCTCTTCTGCTGGTTCAGGAGCTGTTTCTTCCCCAAAGAAAGCTTTGTTGTATTCAATTTCTTCATTACTTAGCATTGTTTTCTTCCTCTAATTGTTTTAGTGTTTCTTCCGCATCTTCTGCATCGAATTGCACTTGATTCATAAATCTTTCAAAAATCAGACGCGCCTTTAACTCTTCTTTTAAGTCATTAACGCTAACGCTTGTGCTTCCTTTATTAAGCATCTCTGCTTCTTCTAGCCTCTTTATGTTCTCCCATAAAAAGTACTTACCTTGCTTGATAAAAATTTCTTCAAACAACTCTTTGAACTCTGGTGCATTTTTTAGCTTATTTAACGAACGTGCTAACTCGATATTTCTGTTGCAGTTCTCAATCAGCGTTTTAATGCTTTCTTGCTCATCGTGTTCCATGTTTTACATTCCTTGTTGTGGTATTGGTTGTTGTGTTTGCTGTGGCATCATCATTTGTTGTTGCTGCATCATTTGTTGTTGCTGTTCTTGGGATGAAATAAGTTGTTTCAGCTCGCCAGACAGGTCTTTAAACCCCCAAAGCTCTTCAAGTTTTCCAAAGAGTTTTCCAAGATGCATAGGTGGTACAATTCCGCCTTGTGCCAAAGGTGTGGCTGTTTGGAAGAGTTGCATGATATGTTGTGATTTTTGTTCGTTTGATCCAGCGAGTGCTACATTTATTTGAATGTCATATTTTCCGCCAATATCGTCTGGCTTAATAGATACAAACTCATCTCCAACGACTCTTACGCTTATTTCTTTTGATAACCACGCTTGGTTATAAGAGATCCATTTTCTAATCAGTTGTTTAAGGTAGTTCTCTGCAAACTGTGATGTTGTCTCCCACATTCGCATCTGAGATTGGTTAAGAATGGCAGTAACACCTGTCGCGGTCTTATTCAAACTCTGGGCATTAAGTCCTTGATTGTATCGTGTGATACCGCTTTCGTTTTCACCTTCTCCAGTAAAGAGTTCATACATGCTCATTAGTGATTGTGGAATGTCATTTTTAGCTTCTGGTAGGTATCCTGTTAAATCTTTCCACTCAACTACTGTACCAACTTTAGCTTCACGTAGTTTCTTTAGATTAAACGCATCAATTGTTCCTTTCTTGACGTGTTTCATTCCATTGGTAGAGTTAGCCATCAGCTCGATAAATGTTCTCATAATGGCTGTTTTAACACCTTGTACGTCTGCAATAAATTCTGTTAACGCGTCACCCCAGAACGTAAAGCCTTGTTGAGAGAATGGTGTGGAAACAAAGGGAGGTTTCTTATCAGGGAAAGGATTTTTACCTTTTCTTAGGATTACATTTCCGCTAAAAACACACACAGCAGGCTTTGCAATTCCGCTTTCGTCTATGTCGATGTTTCCGTAGTATTCATAAATGGTTACTTTTTTTCTGCTCTTATCGAGTGATTCATAATCATCACTGCTTCCGTATTTTTCTAATTGATTTTCTCTGTCTGTTTCAAGGATGTCATCACTTCCATCCGTAGAAAATTCAATAAGCTTGTCAACGTTCTCATAGATGCCATCAGGATTGTATTTTTTGTCTTGTTTTCTAAGCTCGCTGATCGTCGTTTCTATCTTCTGAATGACATAATCAGCTTTGTCGATTGACATTGCATCAGGAGCTATAAAGAAGTCCTCATTTTTGATAATTTCAGCCGTTGGTCTGTCAGTCACAAGACGTTTCGTTTTAAACATACCACTGAATAAGCCGTCTGCACCTTGTGTTGCTTCAATGGATACAGCGTTTTGTTCTAAAACACTGACTTCTTCAAATGTGAGTCCAGCAAACTTCTGCTCAATCTCTTCTTCTTCTTTTTCCCATCCTGTGCGCGCAATAACAGTTCCTTCGCTCGCCATAATGAAAATAGACTGTCTAATAAATGTAAATCTATCAAACTCGTTGTTGAACTGATAATTAAGGAGCATTGATTGGCTTTGCGCTCTTTGTACATCGTCTGCTGATTGAGGTATTGCTTCAACCATCTCATCAGTGGATAAAAACGGCTTTAAAGCGCTTGGAATGTACCAGTGAATGTTTTTCTTCGCATCCTTTGAAACGTAGTTACTTCTTCCTTCTATCTTATCTGCATCGCCACTGTAAAGCTTTCTCCACTCAACGATTTTTTCATTGATTTCTTTTTTTGCTTCTTTAGCATTTTCTAAATCACGCTTAACGATTTGCAACAGTTGTTCATCTTTCATGTTTTTTCCTAGTATAGATTTGGTGCGACGTAATCATCTTCGTAGTATCTGTCTGTGTTTACATCTATTGCGACAGATGTAAAAAACAACATTGCAACAGCATCCGCTTTATCAGGGCTTCTGCCGATTGATTTTTTAATTTCCTCTTTTGGTACAAGTTTTATTTTTCCTTGCGGTGTGAACTCATAAGTTATTGCTAGTAGTTCTTCCATGAGTTCTTCATCTTTTGGTAAAACAGCACCGTTATTGATTGCTTCTTTTAGATTGAAGTACATTTCAGCTCGTTTATTATGGAACATTGGATTGTCGGCAGTGGAGGAATATTCAGCAGGCATCACATCTAATTTTAATTGTAAGCATTGGTCGTATGGACCAGTTCCATGACCTCCTGTTGTGTCAATGAAGCAAACATCTGGTCTATATTCCCTAAATTTATACGCTATCCAGTTTGTGACATCTGTTGTTGATAGCTTTCTTTTAATATCTAGTTTTTTAACTGCCAAGCCTCTTCTATAAGCTAATACACTGCTATCTTCTCCAAACCTTGCTACATCAACAGCCATAACATTAACGCCTTCTTCTAGCTTTTTTGAATATTCAGATGTCATTGAAGCTTCTAGCTTATCGAGTTCAAATAATCCTCCAGAGTTTTGTTTTGGGAAATTACCTTTTACCCTAA